TCAGGACTTGAGCGACCGGGCGGCGGCGAAGAGGGCCGAAACCAGCGGCGAGAGCGGCTCGCGGGGCAGGCCGACCAGGCCCACCTTGTGCTCGACCCGGGGATCGACCAGCGGGATGGCCCGGACCCCCTCGAGGTGGCCCAGCACGTGAATGAAGTACTCCGGCATGATCGAGGACAGCCCCATGGATTTGACCGAGGCCAGCAGGTTCATGATGGAGTTGGTCTCGAGCCGGGGCGAGGGGTGGGCGTTCGCCGCCGCGAAGGCGCGGTCGATGATGCGGCGGTTCTGCATGTTGGGGGTGAGAAGGCAAAGGGGTTCGCCCGCTGCCTCCTGCCAGGTCACGGCCGGTTTGTCCGCATACGGAGAATTTTCGCCGACAAACAGGCAGTAATGCTCGGAATAGAGCGGATGGCGCATGAGGCCCGCGACCGGCTCGTTGTCGAGATAGGTGAGGCCCGCATCAATCGCGTGGTCATGGAGGTGGCGCAGGATCTCTTCGGAGGACTGCGAGAGCACCGTGAATTCGACCTGCGGGTGCTCGCGCTCCATGGCGCGGGTGAGCAGCGAGACCATGGGCAGCGCCGAGGGAATGACGCCCAGCACCAGGCGGCCGGAGAGTTCGCCTTTCTTCGAGCGGATGGCGGCGAGCTCCTGCTGGAGGGACTGCCAGTTCTCGAGCACCAGGTGAGCCCATTTGAGCACGCGCTCGCCCTCGGGCGTCAGCCCGATGAACCGCTGGCCGCGCTCGACGATGGGAACGCCCAGCTCCTGCTCGAGCTGGCGGATGCGGCCCGACAGGGTGGGCTGCGTCACATGGCAGGCCTCGGCGGCGCGCGTGAAGTGCTTCTCGCGCGCCAGCGCGGCAAGATACTGAAGCTGGCGGATGTCCATGGCCGGCAGCAATAGACCGGCTTCATGACACTTCAAGGACAAAAGAAAATTCCTGCGAGCGGAAAATAGTCCTTGACAGCGCGCGCTCGATCGGGTAGGAACGGGCATACTCCACAAATGGGTGAACAGATGAGCGGTGCGGGAACAGATCCCGCGCCCGCCGCCCTCTGGGCGCGGGTGCGGGAACGCTATGAGAATGGGATCGAACCGGTGACGGCCATTGCCGCCGACGCCGGCATCAGCCGCCAGGCGCTGTCGAGCCGGGCGCGGGCCGAGGGCTGGAAACTGCGCAGTGCGCCGCAGCACGCAAAGCCGCAGGGCACGCGCGGCACGCTCACGCGCTTCAAGGCGCTGCTGCAGCAACGGCTTACGGAATTCGAGGCGCAGATCGGGTCGCTGTCCGCCGAGGCCAGCGCCGCGACGAGCGAACGCGACATCCGCGCCATGAACACCTTGGTGCGCACGCTGGAGAAGGTTCTTGAGCTCGAACGCAAGGAACGCGCCCGGCGCATCGCCCGGCGCAAGCATGACCGCCGTTTCGATGACACCGAGCGCGAGACGCTTGCGGACAAGCTTGAGGGCCTGCGCCGCGAGCTTGGAGCCGGGAGGGCCAGCATGGCTGAGCCGCCAGCTGAGCCTCAGCCAGGTGCGGGCGCTGAACCGGGACTGGCGCAACTGGGGCCGGGAACCGCAGCAGATTCCGCCGGAGGGCCCTGACTGGCGCAGCTGGCTCATTCTGGGCGGGCGCGGCGCCGGCAAGACGCGCGCCGGAGCGGAATGGGTGAAGGCGCAGGCGCTCGGTGACTGGAGCGATGGCCGGCCGCAGGCCGCGCGCATCGCCCTCATCGGCCCCACGCTCAACCAGGCCCGGGCCGTGATGATCGAGGGCAAGTCGGGGCTGCTCGCCATCCACATGGATGACGAACGGCCACGCTACGAACCTTCCAAGCGGCTGCTGACCTGGCCCAACGGCGCCATCGCGCAGGTGTTCTCGGCGGATGAGCCGGACAGCCTGCGGGGGCCGCAGTTCGACGCCGCCTGGTGCGACGAGCTCGCCAAGTGGCGTCTCGCCCAGGAGGTCTGGGACATGCTGGCCTTCGCGCTGCGGCTGGGCGAGCGGCCGCGTGCGGTGATCACCACCACGCCGCGGCCGGTGCCGCTGCTCAAGACCCTGATGGCCGATCCGGCGACGGCGGTGACGCGGAGCGCCACCTTCGACAATGCCGCGCATCTGGCCAAGAGCTTTCTGGCCGATGTCACGGCGCGCTATGGCGGCACGCGGCTCGGTCGGCAGGAACTGGGCGGGGAACTGATCGAGGACGATCCCGACGCGCTGTTCCGGCGCGACCTGATCGAGGCGGCCCGCGTGCGGAGACCGCCGGAACTGGGCCGCATCGTGGTGGCGGTCGATCCGCCCGCGGGACATGGGCGCAGCGCCAATGCCTGCGGCATCATCTGCGCGGGGCTGGGCCGCGACGGCATCGTCTATGTGCTGGACGACCATTCGCTCGAACGCGCCCGGCCCATGGCCTGGGCCGAACGGGTCGTGGCGCTCTACCACGCGCGTGAAGCCAGCCGCGTGGTGGCCGAGGTGAACCAGGGCGGCGCAATGGTGGAGCAGATCCTGCGCGAGGTCGATGCAACGCTGGCCTTCCGGCCGGTGCACGCCACGCGGGCCAAGCGGGCGCGGGCCGAACCGGTCGCCGCGCTCTATGAGCAGGGCCGGGTGCGCCATGCAGGCGTGTTTCCGGACCTCGAGGATGAGATGTGCAGCGTCATCGGCGAGGGCGGCAGGAGCCCCGACCGGCTCGATGCGCTGGTCTGGGCGGTAAGCGAACTGCTGCTCAGGCGGCGGGCCGAGCCGCGGGTGCGGACGATCTGAGGAGACAGCATGTTCGAGAGACTGAAACGCCTGTTCGCTCCGGAAACCAAGCGTTCGGCGACGGCCGCACTGGTCGCGCTGCACCAGGTGGGCCTGCCGCAGTGGACACCGCGCAGCTATGAAAGCCTGGCGCGCGAGGGCTTTGCATCCAATGCCGTGGGCTACCGCGCAGTGCGCATGATCGCGGAAGCCGCGGCGTCGCTGCCGTGGCTCGTCTATGAAGGCCTGCGCGAGGTGAGCGATCATCCGCTGCTCGGCCTGCTGGCCCAGCCCAATCCCGGCCAGCCGGGTCGTGAATTCGCCGAGCAGCTCTACGGTTTCCTGCTGGTGAGCGGCAATGCCTATGTCGAGAAGGTGGAGATCGACGGCGCGCCGCGCGAACTGCACGCGCTGCGGCCCGACCGCGTGAAGGCGGTGGCCTCGGCCAATGGCTGGGCGGAGGCCTATGATTACTCCGTCAACGGACAATCAGTCCGCCTGCCGCGCGCCGGCGTGCTGCATCTGAGGCTGTTCAACCCGCTCAACGACTATTACGGCCTGTCGCCGCTCGATGCCGCGCTGCGGGCCATCGACACGCACAATGCAGCCTCGGCCTGGAACAAGGCCATGCTGGACAATTCCGCGCGTCCTTCGGGCGCGCTCGTCTATGCGGCGGCCGACGGGCAGCTCACGGCCGAGCAGTTCGACCGGCTGAAGAGGGAACTGGAACAGAGCTACCAGGGTGCCACCAATGCCGGCCGCCCGATGGTGCTGGAGGGCGGACTCGACTGGAAACAGATGGGCTATTCGCCGCGCGACATGGAATTCACCGAGGCCAAGAACGGCGCGGCGCGCGAGATCGCGCTGGCCTTCGGCGTGCCGCCCATGCTGCTCGGCATTCCGGGGGACAACACCTTCGCCAATTACATGGAGGCCAACCGCAGCTTCTGGCGCCAGACCGTGCTGCCCATGGCAAGCCGCATGGCCGAGGCGCTGTCAGGCTTCCTGGGCGAGGGGCGCTATCGGCTGGCCCATGACCTTGACCAGGTTGAGGCGCTTGCCTCCGACCGCGAAGCCCTGTGGGCGCGGCTGGGCAAGGCCGACTTCCTCTCGGACGAGGAGAAGCGCGCCGCCGTGGGATATGGCGCGAAGGCGTAGGGACGGAAGATATCGTCTCGCGGTCAGGCCGGACCCGCTTTCGCCGGGGTGACGCCGATTTCGTGAATGGGAGTGAGGAAGGAATGCAGACCCGCCGGGAAAAGAGTCGGCTGGGGCAGCCGCTGTGCGCCTGCTCCGGCTCGGGCGTGTTCGTGGGCTATGCGAGCCTGTTCGGCCGCCGCGACCAGGCGGGCGACATCGTGATGCCCGGCGCTTTCACCCAGACGCTGAAGCGGCGCGGGCCCGCAGAGGTGCGCATGCTGTTCCAGCATGACGCCGGCGAGCCGGTGGGCAGCTGGCTCGACATGCGCGAGACCGACAAGGGCCTGCATGTGACCGGCCGCCTCGAACGCAAGGTGCAGCGCGGCCGCGAATTGTTCTCGCTGCTCGAAAGCCGCGGACTCGACGGGCTGTCGATCGGCTTCCGCACGGTGCGGGCGCGGCGCGACCGCGCGCTGGCCGCCCGGCTGATCACCGAGATCGACCTCTGGGAGATCTCGCTGGTGACCTTCCCGATGCTGGAGGGTGCGCGGGTGTCGCATGTGCGGGCGGCGGCGGAGAAACTGTTTCAACCATGGAAAGGATGAGAGATGGAGACGGGACTGGAGACCAAGGTCGCCTTCGGCGACATGATGCAGGCCTTCGAGGCCTTCAAGGCCGCCAATGACGAGCGGCTTTCGCAGATCGAGACGCGGATGAGCGCCGATGTGGTGACCGCCGAGAAGGTCGAGCGCATCAACCGCGCGGTCGATGAGGCGAAGGCACGCCTCGACGAGCTGACGCTGAAAGCGAGGCGGCCGCAGCTTTCAGGCGACGCCGAGAAGGCGCCGCTCGCCCGCGAGCACAGGCAGGCCTTCGAAAACTATGTGCGCAAGGGCGAGGCGCAGGGACTGGCCGGTCTCGAGGCCAAGGCGATGTCGGTGGCTTCGGGCCCGGATGGCGGCTTCCTCGTTCCGCCGGAGGTCGAGAGCGAGATCGGGCGCCGGCTCTACGCGATCTCGCCGATCCGCGCGATTGCGAGCGTTCGGCAGGTGTCGGCCCCGCTGTACAAGAAGCCGTTCTCGACGAACGGGCTGGCCACGGGCTGGGTGGGCGAGACGGCGGCGCGGCCCGAGACCGGCTCGATCACGCTGGCCGAACTGCAGTTCCCGGCGATGGAGCTCTATGCCATGCCGTCTGCCACCCAGACGCTGCTCGACGATGCGGCCGTGAACATCGACCAGTGGCTGGCCGAGGAGGTGCAGCTCGTCTTCGCCGAGCAGGAGGGCATCGCTTTCACCACCGGCACCGGCGTGAACCGGCCCAGGGGATTTCTCGACTACACCAAGGTCGCGGATGCGGGCTGGAGCTGGGGCAATCTCGGCTATCTCGCCACCGGTGTCGCCGGGGCCTTCGCCGCGACGAACCCGTCGGACCGGCTGGTCGACATGGCCTACAGCCTGAAGACCGGCTACCGGCAGAATGCGACCTGGGTGATGAACCGCCGCACGCAGAGCGCCATCCGCAAGTTCAAGGACACGGCTGGCAACTACATCTGGGAACCTGCCGCGAGGCCCGACGGCAAGGCGACGCTGATGGGCTTTCCGGTGACCGAGGCCGAAGCGATGCCCGACATCGCCACCGATTCCTTCGCGCTGGCCTTCGGTGATTTCGCGAGCGGCTATCTGGTGGTCGACCGCATCGGGCTTCGCGTGCTGCGCGATCCCTATTCGGCCAAGCCCTATGTGCTGTTCTACATGACCAAGCGCGTGGGCGGCGGCGTGCAGAACTTCGAGGCGATCAAGCTGATGAAATTCGGCGTGAACTGAGCCAGGCCCCATCCAACATCTTCAGGACAAGATCCATGCCAGCGATTCTCGTGGGCGCGCCCATCACCGAGCCGGTGACGCTTGCCGCCGCCAAGGCGCATCTGCGCATCACCCACAGCGACGACGACCTGCTGCTTCTGCAGCTCATCACCTCGGCGCGGCGGGTGGCGGAGGCGCGCACGGGCCTGTGCTTTCTCTCGCAGGCCTGGCTGTGCCTCCAGGACGCCTGGCCCGGGGACCTCACCGTGCGGCTTCCGGTGTCGCCGCTGATCGCTGTCACCGAGGTGGCCGTCCTGGCGGCAGATGCCGCCAAGACGGTGCTGGACCCCGCGCTCTACGAGGCTGATCTGGCCTCGCGCCCGCCGCGGCTCATGCCGGTCAGCGGCGCCTGGCCGCTGCCGGGCCGGCTGCTGAACGGCATTGCCATCGCCGTCACCGCCGGATTTGGGGCGGCCCCCGAGGCCGTTCCCGAACCACTGCGCCAGGCCATGCTGCTGATGGTGGCGCATTGGTACGGCAATCGCGGCGAGGAGGCGGGTTCGCAGCTGGCGCCGAGCATCGCCGCGCTGCTCGCGCCCTATCGCGCGGTGCGGCCGTGAGCGGCGGCTTTGAACTGGTGAGCGCGGTGCGCGGGGCGCTGCTCGCGCATGCCCCGCTCACGGCGCTCCTCGGCGGGGCGCATGTCTATGAGGAGCTGCCGCGCGGCGCGCCGCCCGCGCACATCGAGTTCACCACGCTCGAGACCCGCGACTGGAGCACGGCCGACACGGTTGCGCACGAGCATTTCCTGACGCTCGCGCTGCGCACCAACAGTCGCAGCCGCAAGCTGGCGCAGGATGTGACGGATGAAATCGCCGCCGCGCTCGAGGGCGCGGTGCCGAGTGTCGCGGGCCACCGGCTGGTCAATCTCCGCCTGGTGTTCTGGACCGTGACGCGCGGGCGCGGCGGCGAGGGCTATGGCGCCTCGCTGCGCATCCGCGCCGCAACCGAACCGCTTTAGGAGACACACAGCATGGGCGCACAGAAGGGCCGCGATCTTCTGCTGAAGATCGACCAGACGGGCGCGGGCAGCTTCCAGACGGTGGCGGGCCTGCGCAGCAATGCGATCACCTTCAATGCCGGGGCGATCGACATCACGCATCAGGAGTCGACGGGTCAGTGGCGCGAGCTGCTGGCCGGGGCGGGAATCAAGTCGGCGGCGATCCGCGGCTCCGGGATCTTCCGCGACATGGCGTCCGACGCCGCAATCCGGAGCTGCGTCTTCGCCGGCATGATCCGCGACTGGCAGGTGATCGTGCCGGATTTCGGCGTGATCGAAGGACCGTTCCAGATCGCCAGCCTGGAGATCGGGGGGCGGCACGACGGCGAGGTGACCTTCGACCTGGCGCTCGAATCGGCGGGCGAATTGACATTCACCGGCTTGTGAGGAGGAGACATGGCCAACCATCATCGCGGCGAGATCGAGGCCGAGCTTTCGGGGCGGCGCTATGTGCTGTGCCTGACGCTGGGCGCGCTCGCCGAAATCGAACACGCCTATGGCGGGGAGGATCTGGTCGCCATTGCCGAGCGCTTCGAGGCCGGGCGGATCACGGCGAGCGATGCGATCCGCGTCATCGGTGCCGGGCTGCGGGGCGCGGGCAATGCGGTGAGCAACGAGGAGGTCGCCGCCATGACGGCGCCGGGCGGCGCGGCGGGTTTTCTCGATGTGGTGGTGCGCCTGCTCAAGGCGACCTTCGCGGGCGGGACACCATGAGGCGGCGCTTTCCGTGGGCTGATTACATGGCGGCGGGCCTGGGGCAGCTGAAGCTTCCGCCGCAGGCCTTCTGGGCGGCAACGCCGCGCGAGATCCTGGCGGCCTTCGCCCCGCCCGCGCGCGATGCGCCGAACCGCGCCGTGCTCGAAGGCCTTCTGCAACTCTTTCCGGATGAGACATGAGCGAAACACTGGACGGGCTGAGCCGCGAGGCCGACGGCCTCAGAAGCCAGATGCAGGATATCGATCGGCTGGCCGAGAGCGCGGGCAACCGTCTCGTCACGGCCTTCGCGAGCGCGGCGATCCACGGCCGGAGCCTCTCGGATGTGATGAAGGGGCTGGCGCTGTCGCTGGCGCGGCTGGCGCTGTCGCAGGCACTGCGGCCGCTGGGGGCGCTGCTGGGCGGGTTGTCCGGACAGATCATGCCGCATGCGATGGGCAATGCCGTGGGCGGGGGCCGCGTCATTCCGTTTGCAGCCGGAGGGGTGGTCAATTCCCCGACCCTGTTCCCCATGCAGGGCGGCCTGGGGCTGATGGGCGAGGCGGGGCCTGAGGCAATCCTGCCGCTGGCGCGTGGCGCCGACGGCAGACTGGGCGTGCGCGGCGGCGGGGTCAATGTCTCGGTGTCCATTGCCACGCCCGATACGCAGGGATTTGCGCGGGCGCAGTCGCAGGTGGCGGCGCTGATCGCGCGCGCGGTGAGCCGCGGCCAGAGGAATCTGTGAGATGAGCTTCGATGATGTGCGCTTTCCCGCCGCCGTGGCGCGCGGAACCTCCGGCGGCCCCGAGCGGCGCACCGACATCGTGATCACCGCCTCGGGCGGTGAGGAGCGCAACAGCCGCTGGGCAGACTCGCGGCGGCGCTACAATGCGGGCTTTGGCGTGAAGTCACTCGACGACATCCACGCCGTGATCGCCTTCTTCGAGGCCCGGCGCGGGCGGCTGCGCGGTTTCCGCTGGAAGGATCACATGGATTTCAAGTCCTGCGCCCCGTCGGGCAGCGTCACCGCGCTCGACCAGGCGCTGGGCACGGGCGACGGCGCGACGCCAGGCTTCCAGCTGGTCAAGCGCTACGGCACGGGCAGCAGCGCCTATGCGCGGACCATCACGAGGCCGGTTGCCGGAACGGTGCGGGTGGCGGTCGGCGGCGCCGAGGTGACGGGCTTCACGGTCAATGCCACGACCGGGCTGGTCAAGTTCGCGACACCGCCGCCGCCCGGCGCTGCCGTGACGGCCGGCTTCGAGTTCGACGTGCCGGTGCGCTTCGACACCGACACGCTGCGCATCAATCTCGCGCAGATCGCCGCTGGCGACATACCCGACATTCCGATCGTGGAGATCCGCGCATGAGGACGCTGCATCCGGCGCTCGCCCAGCATCTGGCGGGCGGGGCCACCACGCTGTGCCACTGCTGGCGGCTCGAGACGCGGGGTGGCGAGGTCCTGGGCTTCACCGACCATGACCGCGACCTCGCTTTCGAGGACGCGCTGTTCGAGGCGGAGAGCGGGTTCACGGCAACCGAGATCGACTCCGGGCTCGGCCTCGCGGTGGACAATCTCGAGGCGTCGGGCGCGTTGTCGTCAGGCAGGCTCTCGGAGACGCGGCTGGCGGCTGGCGATTTCGACGATGCGCGGATCACGCTGTGGCGGGTCAACTGGGCCGACCCGGAGCAGCGGGTTCTGATCATGAGCGGCAATCTCGGCGAGGTGACGCGGAGCGGCACCTTCTTCCAGGCCGAGCTGCGCGGCCTTGCGCATGTGCTGAACCAGCCGCGCGGCCGGCTGTTCCAGTATGGCTGCGACGCGGTGCTTGGTGATGCGCGCTGCAAGGTCAATGCCGAGAGCGCCAATTACAGCGCAGATGCGCTGGTCTTTTCCTGTGCGCAGAACCGGCGGATCACCGTGAGCGGCGCGGAGAGCTTTCCGCCGGGCTTCTTTGCCGCCGGGACGGTGCGCTTCCGCTCGGGAACGAACAAGGGCCGCGAGGCGCAGATCAAGTTCCACCGGGTGCAGGGCGGCACGGTCAGCATCGAAGTGTGGCAGCCCCTGCCGTCGGCGCCGCTGCAGGGTGACGCTGTCACGTTGCGCGCCGGCTGTGACAAGCAATTCGCCACCTGCCGCGACAAGTTCCGGAATGGCGTCAATTTTCGCGGCTTTCCGCACATGCCGGGCGATGACTTCGTGATGACCTACGCGCTCCGCTACAAGAGTTCCAGGAGCTGAACATGCCGACACGCGAAGAGATCGTCGCTGCCGCGCGCGGCTGGCGCGGCACGCCCTATCGCCATCAGGCAAGCCTCAAGGGCGCAGGGGCGGACTGCCTTGGCCTCGTCCGCGGCGTATGGCGCGAGACGATGGGCAATGAACCGGAAGCGCTTCCCGCCTATGGCCGGAGCTGGGCCGAAAGCGGCGGCGGCGAAGCCCTGATGATGGCAGCCCGCCGCCACCTCGTGGAAATTCCGTGTACGGCGTTTCTGGCCGGGGACGTGCTTCTGTTCCGCTGGCGGCGGCACCTGCCAGCCAAGCATGCCGGGATTGCCGTGTCGAAGGCCGCCATGATCCATGCGCAGGAGGGCGCGGCGGTGACAGAGGTTGCGCTGTCACAATGGTGGCTCCGTCATCTGGCGGCTGCCTTCCGATTTCCGGGGATCGAGCACTGATGGCGACGGTTGTCCTACAAGCCGTGGGCGCGGGACTTGGCACGCTGCTGGGCGGGCCGGTGGGCGGCATCATCGGCCGTGCGCTTGGCGCCGTGGCCGGGAGCTTTGCCGACCAGGCTCTGTTCGGCTCGTCGAAGCGGGTCGATGGCCCAAGGCTGTCGGACCTGCGTGTCATGGCATCATCGGAGGGTGCGCCGATCCCGAAACTGTGGGGCCGCATGCGCGTTGCCGGACAGGTGATCTGGGCGACAGAATTCGAGGAGGACCAGAAGACCGACACGGTGGGCGGCGGCAAGGGCGGCAGCGACAGTGGCGGCAACACGGTCCGGACCTACAGCTATTTCGCCAATTTCGCCGTGGCGCTGTGCGAGGGCGAGATCGACCGCATCGCGCGGGTATGGGCCGATGGCAAGCCTTTCGACATGTCAGGCGTCAGCGCGCGCCTTCATACGGGCAGTGAGACGCAGATGCCCGACAGCCTGATCACGGCGAAGATGGAGGGCGCCGAGGTTCCCGCCTATCGCGGCACGGCCTATGTGGTCTTCGAGCGCCTGCCACTGGCAGATTTCGGAAACCGTCTGCCGCAGCTGTCCTTCGAAGTGGTCAGAAGCCTCGGGGGCACCGAGCGCCATGTGCGGGCGGTGAGCATCATTCCGGGCTCGACCGAGTTCGGCTACGACACCGAGGTGGTGACGACCGAGCGCGAGGCGGGTGTCACGGAGTCCGAGAATGCCCACGCCTCGGCGGTACAGAGCGACTTCATCGTGTCGCTGGACGAACTCACCGCCACCTGCCGCGATGTCCGCGCGGCAGCCCTGGTGGTGGCCTGGTTCGGCGACGACCTGCGCTGCGGCAGCTGTTCCATCCGGCCGGGCGTCGACGCGGCCGTGAAGGAGACCAGTGAGGACTGGCGGGTAAACGGGATCGAGCGCAACGCGGCGCATCTGGTGAGCCTCAGCAATGGCGGCCCGGCCTATGGCGGAACACCCTCGGACGATTCGGTGATCCATGCCATCGGAGAGCTCAAGGCGCGCGGCCTCAAGGTCATGTTCCACCCCTTCGTGCTGATGGACATTCCACAGGACAATGGCAGGCCAGACCCCTATGGCGGGACCATGCAGGCGGCCTACCCCTGGCGCGGGCGCATCACCTGCTCCAAGGCTCCGGGCCGCGCGGGCTCGCCGGACAAGACCGCCGGGATGGCGGCCGAAATCGCGAGCTTTGTGGGCAGCGCCGCGCCCGGTGATTTCAGCTCGGGTGGCAGCACGGTCAGCTATTCCGGGCCGCCGGAATGGAGCTTCCGGCGCATGATCCTGCACTACGCCAAGCTCTGCGCGCTGGCGGGGGGTGTTGATGCCTTCCTGATCGGCAGCGAGCTGCGTGGCCTTTCGACCCTGCGGCGTGAGGCCAACCGCTTCGCCTTCGTCGAGGCGCTGGTGGCGCTGGCGGCGGATGTGAAGCAGATCCTTCCCGGAGCGCGCATTTCCTATGGCGCGGACTGGACGGAATATGCCGGGCACCAGCCCGATGACGGGACGGGGGACGTGTTCTTCCATCTCGATCCGCTCTGGTCGGCAGCTGCTGTGGACTTCATCGGCATCAACAACTACATGCCGCTGGCCGACTGGCGGGACGGTGATCAGCATACGGATCATCTTAGCGGCGCGCGCTCGATCTACAGCCTCGACTACCTCAAGGCCAATATCGCGGGCGGCGAGGGCTTCGACTGGTACTACCGCTCGGCTGCCGAGCGCGATCAGCAATTGCGCACGCCGATCAGCGACGGTGCCCATGGCAAAGCTTGGGTGTTCAGGCGAAAGGACCTGAAGAACTGGTGGCGGAACCAGCATTTCGACCGCCCGGGCGGGGTGGAAAAGACAATGTCCACCGCCTTCGTGCCGGAGGCGAAGCCGATCTGGTTCACCGAGGCAGGCTGTGCGGCGATCGACAAGGGGTCGAATGAGCCCAATGCCTTTCTCGATCCCAAATCCGCGGAGTCGCGCCCGCCCGCCTATTCGAGCGGCGCGCGCGATGACTTCATGCAGCACCGCCATGTGGTGGCCATGGACGAATACTGGTCGGCCGCAGGCAGCCACAATCCCGTGTCGTCCGTGACGGGCGAGCCCATGGTGAATGCCGGGCGGATCTTCCTGTGGGCCTGGGATGCAAGGCCCTATCCCCATTTTCCGGCGCGTGCCGATGTCTGGTCGGATGCGTCCAACTACGCGCGCGGGCACTGGCTCAACGGGCGGGTGGGTGCCGTGCCGCTCTGTGCGCTCATCGCCGCGATCGCCGATGGCTATGGCTTGCCCGATGTCGATGTGACGGCGGTGGACGGGCTGGTTTCAGGGCTGGTGATCGACCGGGTGATGACCGGGCGCGAGGCACTTGAAGGACTTATGGCGGCCTTCGCCATCGACGCGGCAGAGAGCAATGGCGTGCTGCGCTTCTTCATGCGCGAGCAGGCCGCCGAGATGGGGGTGGCGGCGTCCTTGATCGCCGAGACCTCGGAGGAGGCGCCGCTGCATGTGATCCGGCGGGCGCAGGAGACGGAGCTTCCCGCTGCCGTGAAGCTCTCCTATGCCGAGGCCGGACTGGACTACCGGCTGGCGGTGGTCGAGGCGAAACATGAAGGCGGCTCCAGCCAGCGCGACGGGCTGATCGAGCTGCCCGCCGCCACCAACCAGGAACTGGCGCAGATGCGCGCGGCGGTCACGCTGCAGGAGGCCTGGGCGGCGCGCGAAAGCATTGAACTGGCCCTGCCGCCGTCGTGTCTGGCGCTTGAGCCCGGTGATGCGGTGCGGCTTGATCTGCCGGAGGGGCCTTACAGCTTTCGCATCGAAGACATCTCAGATGGCCTTGTGCGCAAGATCCGCGGACGGCGCTTCGACCGTGCGGTCTATCAGCCGGCGGTGGCGCCGGCGCGCAGCGAGGTGGCGGACGTGGCCGTGGTCTATGGGCCGCCCGATGCGCAGATTCTCGACCTGCCGCTTGCCGACGGAGTCGAGGCGCCGCATGCGCCATGGGTGGCCGCAACGGCGCGGCCCTGGCCCGGCGCGGTTTCGCTCTACCGCCAGACCGGCACGGCCAGCGCCGTGTTCAACCGCGAGATCGGTCTTGCCGCCGTGATGGGCGAGACCACCAGCGCGCTCGCCGCCGCGCCCCCCGACCAGTTCGACCGTGGCGCAGGTCTGACGGTCCGGGTGCGCACGGGTGCGCTGTTTGCGGTGACGATGGAGGAATTGCTGCAGGGCGCCAATGCCGCCGCGATCGGCAGCATGGACACGGGCTGGGAGATCATCCAGTTCGCAGGCGCAGAGCTGATCTCGGAGCAGACCTACCGGCTGAGCCTGCTGCTGCGCGGGCAGGCGGGCTCGGCACCCGAGATGCTGGCAACGCGGCCCGCCGGCGCGCGCTTCGTGCTGCTCGATGACGCGGTGGTGCAGCCCGCCATCTCGCTGTCGCAGGCCGGGCTTGCGACAACATGGCGGCTGCTGCCGTCGCATCATGAATTGGGACGGGCGGAGCGCGTGCTGGACCATCGGGGCATGCTGCTCGGCCTGCGGCCCCTGTCGCCGGTGCATCCGCGGGCGCGGCGGACGGGTGCCGATCTGGCGCTGAGCTGGACGCGGCGCACCCGCATCGGTGGTGACAGCTGGGACCTCGCCGAGGTGCCGCTGGGCGAGGAGCGCGAGAGCTATGATCTCGAAATCCGCGCCGGCGGGTTGCCGAAGCGCAGTCTGCGGCTGACCGAACCCACCTATCTCTACACCGCCGCGCAGATGAACGCCGATCTGGGCCAGGGCGCGCGGAGCTTCACATTGCGCGTGGCGCAGGTCTCGGCGGCCTACGGCCCCGGGGCTTTTCTGGAGACGACGATCGATGTCTGACACACCGCTGCTCAATCTGCCGCTGCTTGCCGCCGCACAGGCGCAAAAGCACATCACCCACAATGAAGCCTTGCTGCTGCTTGAGGCCGCAGTGCAGCTCTCGGTGAGTGACCGCGGGCTTGCCGCGCCGCCTGGCAATGCTGCCGAGGGCGCCCGCTATCTGGTGCCCGAGAACGCCACCGGCGCGTGGACCGGCAAATCAGGCCGCGTGGCGCTGATGCAGGGCGGGGACTGGAGCTTCCTCACGCCACGCAAGGGCTGGCGCATGTGGGTCGAAGACGAGGGCAAGCTGCTGCTCCATGACGGTGCGCAGTGGCTGGACCTTCTTTCCTTCACGGAATTTGCAAATCTGCAGCGGCTGGGGGTGAACGCCACGGCGGACAACACCAACCGGCTTTCGGTTGCCGCGGCGGCGACGCTGCTCAGCCATGCGGGCAGCGACCACAGGCTGAAGCTCAACAAGAATGCCACCGCCAACACGGCGTCGCTTCTTTTCCAGACGGGCTTCGCGGGCCGCGCCGAACTGGGTCTGATGGGCAATGACGATCTGGCCTTCAAGGTGAGCGCTGATGGCGCCCTCTGGAAGACTGCACTCGTCATCGACCGCGCCTCCGGCGTGGTCAGCCTGCCGAGCACGCCGACACTGGCCGCCGCGGCGCTGTTCGGCCAGTCGCTTGCGAGCCAGGGGCCGGGCTTCGCGGCGGACAGCTATCTGAGCGGGTCCGGCATTGCCATTCCGGCAGGCCGGCTCAAGGCGGGGAGCCGCTATGCGCTGGTCTTCGATGTCAGCAAGACGCCGGCGGGTGTTGCCGCACCGGTACTCACACTGCGGTTCGGCGCGGCCGGGACAGCCGCCGATGCGGCGCTGGCGGTGCTGAGCTTTCCGGCGCAGACGGCCGTTGCCGATGACGGGCGCTTCAGCCTCGATGTCACCTTCCGCAGCGTGGGCGCGGGGACCTCTGCCGTGGTGCAGGCGGTGGCGGCGCTGGTGCACAGCTCCGCGTCGAGCGGTCTTGCCAATGTGGCGAGCCCGGTGCGCCGGGCAACGTCGGCGGGGTTCAACAGCACGCTCGCCAATGCGGTGATCGGCGTTTCGGTCAACGCCGGGGCCGCGGCAGCCTGGACGGTGAGCCTCGTTCAGGCGCAGCTCGACAACCTGCAATGACCAGCCTCGACCGTGATGTCGGCGCGCTGGAGGCACGCATGCGGGTTGTGGAGCAGGAGATCCACGCGATGCGGGATGACGTGCGCGAGATTCGCGATGCGCTGGTGAGCGCGCGCGGCGGCTGGAAAACGCTGACGCTGGTGATCGGCGTCTCCGTGTCGGTGGGTGCGCTGCTGTCGCGGCTGCTGCCGGCACTGCTGAACCACAGACTGTGAGGTGAGAGATGAAGATGACGGAGGAGGGGCTGGCGCTGATCCGCCGCTTCGAGGGTTTTCGCAGTGCGGCCTATCGCTGCCCGGCGGGCGTATGGACGATCGGCTATGGGCATACGTCGCAGGCGGGGCCACCCCGCGTGATGGCGGGCATGGTGATCAGCGAGGCCGAGGCGCGGCGCATTCTGGCCGCCGATGCGGAGGGTTTCGCGAAGCATGTGCGCGCCGCGCTGACGCGGGAGATTTCGCAGCCGCAGTTCTCGGCGCTGGTGAGTTTTGCCTTCAATGTCGGGGCATCGGCATTCCTCAGGTCATCGGTCCTGAAGGCCGTGAATGCGGGCCGCTTCGATGAGGTTCCCGCGCTGCTCGGACGCTGGGTCAGGGCCGATGGGCGGGTGCTGGACGGGCTGGTGCGGCGGCGGGCTGCCGAGGGCGAACTCTTTGCGCGTGGCAGCGCGGAGACGACCCCGCAAGCAGGGCGCGGCCTGGTGGATCTGATCCTGGCGCTGTGGCGGTTTCTGAGGATGGGACCGGGGAGGCAGGCATGACATTTCCGATGGGCGTGGCGGCCGGACTGGCGCGTGGACTGGTCGAGGGGCCGGTGATGAAGCTGCTCGAGGCGCATATCGCTGACCAGGAGTTGCGGCGAAAGCTCGCTGCCGAGCTGGAGAAGCAGGCGGTGAACTATTTCACGCGCGGTGCCGAGCTGGGCGCGGGCGTGGTGATGGCCGAGGTCCAGTCCGAGCACTGGCTCAGCCGGAGCTGGCGGCCACTGCTGATGCTGCTGCTCATGGGCTTTCTGGTGCTGGCCGGCTTCGTGCTGCCGCTGGCGGATGCGATTGCTTGACGGACCCTTCCCTTCGCGCCGCGCTGGCAGGCGCTGCCCCAGGGCTTCTGGGACTTCCTCGCGGTGGGCATGGGTGGCTATATTGGCGGGCGCTCGCTGGAAAAGGTGGCGGGCGCGGTGGCCTCGATGAAAGCGACGGACGGGCGGACAGCGGGTCTGCCGTTCATGCGCCGTTCAGACAGGATGGACTAGACCCGCGCCATGAAGAGACAGGGTTGTGACACGATGCGCAGGACGCTGACATTTGCCGGGGCCGTTCTGGCCGCTGCACTGTTTGCCCTTCCGGCGGCAGCGGGGCAGGACGGGATTCCGCCCTCCGGCGCTGTGAAGCGCGCCGTCGCGGCAGTGCCGGGTGCCGAGCCGCTGGGCGTCAAGCGCAAGGGCGCCATCTATGTTGTCAAGCTGAAGCAAGGTGGTAGCATCATCCGGATGGGCGTTGACGCCAAGACCGGCGATGTCTTCCCCATGCAGTGA